CTCTTCTAACTTGGGATATAGAATCTAATCTTAAAGGAGGAAAACTAGATACTAAAATACTTCCTGAAAAGATTGCTAATTCGGTTTGTCATTGTATAGTAAATAGAGATGTTTTTTCTCAAGTAGCACAACAAGTAAGATATTTATATACATCAGGTATAGGTTATGGTTCTAATCCATCTAAAATAATTGATAAAATTAATTTTATAACTCCTGTTTACAATTGGGAATATGTTTATGTAATAAGAATGCTTAAAATGGGATTATCACTTGCAGTTCTACGAGATACTTCAATGATTAGTAAAATTATAATAGATGGAGAACTTCAAGTTGCTTTTCCACATTCAAGATTATGTTCTGCTTCTTTTACTCATACCGTTTCATCTATGTATTACTGTAATATTTTTAATAAATTTAGAGCTTATCATGAAGTATCAGAAGCTTTTTGTTATAACGAATTGGATGAAGAAATGAAAATTTATGAATTAGCAAAAGGATCAAACCCTGACTATCTTGCTGGTTTTAGTTATAAGACTCTTGAAGAATGGGATAATGTAGAATATCTTACATCAGAATTATTTGTAGAAAGTGAATGTCTTTTTGTGGATGATTTACTAGCATCAGGAGCAGGTCGTTTTAAGGCTTCAGCTTGTGTACTTATTGCTGCATCAAGAAAATATTTAACTTTTCCAGAAGCTAGAATTGGTGATATCTTTAGAGAACTAGGAAAATCTCCAATAGAAGCTTGCACTCTTAGAGGTTCTATGGAAAAAGGAGCATCTACAGATAAAAATCAAGGATGTAGAGCAGCATCTGCTATTTTAGAGGAATTTATGTATGTTTATGATATGGATCCAGCTAAATTAAATAATAATTCATGGTTGCATTCAGTATTTATGAGTAAAATTGAAGAATCAGGAGGAGATGCTTCTATATATAACTTTGTATGTAATCAATTAGCTGATGATACTGTAGATTATATTTATCGAGTAGTTCAAAAAGATCAAATAGGTAATCGAGAAATTAGTGTTTTAAATGCTGTTTTTAGAATAGGAGCATTATTCATAGAAAATATATCTAGAGTACTAAGTGAAGAAATTAGAAGAATAGATGTACTAGAAGATAAAGACAAAGATTATGTTTTTGAAAGTACTGTTAAACATTCAATAGAAGGAGCTCAAGCACAAAATGTATGTTTTGATAACTCAGATCAAAAAAGATGGGGTCCTAATCACATGCTAAATTTCTTTTCATCTATGTTTTATGGTATATTAACACGAGAACGAGGTTTACTAAGAATCATTTATTTTATAGCTGATAAGGTTTTACAAAAAAAAGCTAAATTTCCTGAATCATTAATTA